GCGGTCTGCTTTTTCTTTTTCGCGACGTAGTACTCGATCGCCTCGGCGCTCATCCCGTACTGCGTTTCGAGCTGCTTGACGGTCGCCGTGTGATTGTCGAGCGCGGCACTGATCGCCGGCAGTTCCTCGCGATGTTTGCGGATCGCCTGTTCCCAGAGCGCCTGGCGATGGATCGCGGTGTCGACCGCGGCCGTCCCCGCCTTGACCGCGTCGTAATTGATCTTGATTGCCTCGGTCATGTCGGTGATCGTGCGGCCGGCATTCTTCGAGGCTTTCGCGAGCACGTCGGCTTTCGCGCCGGCCTCCTGGGCGGCCACGTCGCCAAACCCCAGCAGGCGCGCGGTCAGGTTGGCGACCGCCGTGTCGGCGCCGGTGATGTCGGCAATCCAGCGCCCAACCTGCCAGCCGGCGAGCGCCGCGCCGGCGACCGCGCCGGCCGTCCCCATCGCGCCGAGCTCCTTCGCGCTCTTGCCCGACACCTGGCTGATTTCCTCGATCGCCGCGATCGGCTTCGACAGCGATACGCCCATCGCGTTCGCGGACTGGTCGACCAGGCGCAGCCCCTTCGACAGGTCGGTCAGGCCGCCGGCTTTCTTGCCGACCCCGTCGACCTCGGCGCCCGTTTTCGCGAGCGTCGCGCCGGTCTTTTTCGCCTCGGCCTCCATGACGCCCAACGCGGCGCTGGCCTTGTTGGCCTCGCTGACGAAATCGGAGAAATCGGCTTGGAGCGCGCCGGTCAGGGGCATGGCGTCACCGTTCCTGCGACCGCGCCAGGTCGGCGGTCAGGATGTCGAACACGTGTTCGGGCAAGTGCTGCACGGTGTCCCAGCTCAGGCCGGTAAGGCGGCAGACGGCGAGGTCGTTGCGGACGGCCCGTCGATAGACGCGGTTTTTTTTAGATCCTCGATCGCGGCCAGGTTGCGATCGTGATGCGCTTCGATCACGCGCTGCACCTCGAGCGCCGCAAACTGCCGCAGGTTCCGAAACGCATCCTGGAGCGCGTCGGCCGGCAGACCGCGGATGTCGATCGGCTGGCCGGCGGCGTCGGTCAGCGTCCAATCGACCAGGTAGGCGATCACCAGGCCGTCGAAAAACCGCTCGACGTTGCGCTGGAGCGTGCCGTCAGTCGACTCAGAGTAGATCCGGCTCCGCATATCGTTGAACTGCCCATGGGTCAGTTCCTCCCACACCGTGACCGTCCAGCCATAGGCCAGCGGCAGCGTCAGGGTGCGCGGCATCACAACAGCAGGAATCATCGACCCTCCGGCGGCCCCAGTTGGGCCGTCAACGCATCCCCATTCAGGGACAAGGTGTTCGGGAGCACGGGAAAGCACCAGAGCCCGGCGGGTTTCATCACGCGCGGCGCCTGGAACAACAGCGGCACCTGGCGCAGCCGGTACCCGTCGGAGCGCGCGACCCGGGCCGAGAGCGTCCAGCGCGCCTCGGCATCCCGCGCCACGGCCCATGACGAGAGCGCCGCCGCCTCGCCGGCGCCCCAGACAATGGCGCCCCGATGCCCGCGGACCACGATGGTCCGAAACATCGCCCGCTTACGGGATCGTGGGCATCGTCCAGGGCCCGGCCGCCATGAACGTGGCCGACAGGCCGGGCGCCCCCTCGACATCGGTGTCGAGTTCGGCGTCGAGCCAGGCTTTCCCGCTGAATTTGTGCGGGGTCCCGGGACTGGGGTCGTTGCTGTTGGGGATGAGGTCGAGCGTGCCGGGCGTCGACTGGGCGGTCGCATCGATCAGCGCATCGTTCGCGCTGTTCCAGAATCCCGCCAGCGTGCCGCTGATGTCGCGCATCCCTGGGATATAGACGCGGTTCGTGTCGCCGAAACAGGTGACGTTGATCTTTTCGGTCGCGAGCGACAGCGTAAACGCCTTGATCGATACGAGCGCGACGGTCGTGGTCCCGCCGGTCGGATCCCACTTAACGAGGCCACTTCGGCCGCTGAGGATTGCCATGATCGTTGGTCCTTCCTTAGACCGTCGGCGCGACTGCCACCCGATAGCGCCCGCCGTGATGCTGCCATCGGATTGATTTATCCACGGGGTCGAGTTCGCCCGGGTCGCGGAGCCGCTCGACCCGGACGGTCGACAGCCAGCCGTACCCCGACACGCTCAGCGGCTGGTCGGCCAGCAGCGCGTCGATCCGCGCCGCGGCGTCCGTCGCCGGCGCCATCTCACTAGTTCGGACGACGGCTTGCACGGCATACGTGATCACCTCGATCGCGCGGCGCTGCGCCGGCACCTCCGCGAATACGCTGATCTCCGCGGTTTCGTCGATCGTCACCAGCGCGAACGCGGACACGCCCTGCGGCGCCAGCCCGAAGTGGACGCCGCCGGGCAAGAGCGCCGCCAGCGTCGCATCGGCGGCCAGGTGCGTAATCAACGCCGTGTCGACCGCGCTCGAATCAGCCACCCGTGACCGTGAGCCCTTCCGCGCGCATGATTGCGGCCAGTCGCGGCACCAGGTCGATCCGGGCTTTCATGATGCGCGGAACGAAGTTCCGGCCCGTCGGCGCCGGCGCGATCGATCCGCGGTTCGCGCGTTTCTTCGTCTGCCGGCGTTTCGTCCCAAACTCATAGCCGGCTGACCACTTGACCCGGTTCGCCAGCACGACGCGCGCCTTGTTTTTCTGCGGCTGCGACTTGACCACGATCCCGGCCGCCAGCGCGCCGCTCCGATGCGGATACGCCGCGGCGATGTCGGCGGCGACCGTCGTCCCCAGCGACACCAGCGCCGCCTGGGCGCGCGCCGCCAGGAACGACGGCAACTGCTTGAACTTCGATTGCTGCACCGCGACGCCGCCGAGCGTGAACTTGATCACGGGATCATCTCCGCAGCGACGATCACCAGCTCCCGCCGCGACTCGTCAGGGTCGCGCAGGCCGACGATCTGAAACCCGCGCGGCCCGCGGTCGGGGTCGGTATAGCTCAGGCGCGTATGGACGGTGACGCCCGGGTGATACGGGATCGAAATGGCATGGGTCGCGCCGGCCGTGATCGTGTCGGCGGTCAGCCGCTCGTCGGCGCCGGTCAGCGCGTCGAGCGATCCCCAGGTCGACGGCGGGTCGAGCGGCGCCCAAGCCTCCGAGTAGCCGCCGGCGCCGTCGGGCACCGGGCCGCCGGGCTGGTCGAGCGTCAGGAACTTCGTGCGCCGGCCGGCGGGCATCACGCGATCACCGGCGTTCGCAGCCGGCGCAGCGCGCCGACGACCAGCGGATGGAGGTCGCCACGGTCGAGGTCACGGCGCGGGCCGCCGCCCTCCAGGTCATCCCCGCGAAACCGCCAGTACTCGCCGGTCTGAAACAGGATCATTTGCGGCACGATCGGCGGCGCCGTCGCCGGCGTCCAGGCCGCCACGATCGCGGCATCCTCCGGGTACGGGCTCAGCCATTCGAGAATCACGTACTCGGCGGCGTTCAGCGCCACCTGGAGCGGCGGATCGTCAGGATGCCCGGCCGGCGTCCCCGTGCGCAGGTAGTCCTTGGCCTGCTGGAGCGTCACCAGGGTCGCCGCCATCAGCGCGGCCCCACCAGCAGGGACGCGTCCTTGCCGTCGCGCCCGCACTTGACCGCCAGCGTCCAGGCCGCGCTGCTGCCGCCGGGCCGGTCGCTGGTGGCGGCGTTGCAATGCCAGAGCGAGCCCTGGACCGTGACCACGTCGCCGACCTCGTAGCGCGTCCCGGCCGCCCAGACCCCGCAGAACTGCGGCACGCCGCGGAAGTGCAGCGACCCGGCCGGCGTCACGATCTCGCCGTGGCGGAACTGGAGCGTGACCAGACGGGGGTCGTCGGGCGCCTGCACGCATTCGAGATCGCCGGCGGTGAAGCTGGTCCCGTCGGCGCCCGCCGGGCCGGGCGGCCCGGGCACCGGGTCGCGCGCCTCGACGATCGCCAGGCGTTCGCGCAGCCCGGCGACCTCCGCGCGGGCCTCCGTCAGCGCCTGATCCAGCCGCGCGCTGCGCGCCTGTTCGGGCGCCAGCGCCGCCTTGATCGTCAGGCGCACGACCGCCGCCAGGTCGTCAAGCTTGGGCATCGTCCCCCCAGCCCTTGGTTAGGAGTTCGGTGAACGCGTTGAGGTCGAGCGCGTCGAGGTCGTCGGCGTCGTCGGCGGCCGGCAGCGCCTCCGGCGCCGGCGCCGGCGCGGGCTTGCTGAACGGGTCGTCGGCGTCCCGCTTGGCGAGCGCGCGGATGCTGTACATCTGCTGTTGCATGTAGGGCGTGTCGCCGCCGTCGACGGCGCCCAGGCCGAAGTACTTCGCCCGCGACTCGTTCGGGGACAACACGCCGCCGACGATCGCATCGGTCGCGATCTTCGTTTTCGTCGTGCTATCCATCCAGATCAGCGCGTCAACGTCAAACTCGGTCCCGTAGATCTTGCCCGGCACGTCGACCAGGCCGAGCCCGTGGTCGAGCGCGAGCTCCAGCGCGACGATCAGACATTGCAGACACTGGCTGTAGTAGATCTGCAAGAGCTGTTCATGGTTGCCGTACGGCGGCTGGTGGCTGGAATCGATCAGCGCGGCCGGGACGTGATAGCAGGCGCAGACTTGCTCAACCGTCCATTTGAGCTGCTCGATCACCTGGGCGTCGACCGCGTTGACGGTCAGCGGCTGATACGTCAGGCCGCCGGACAGAATCGCGACCCGGCCGACGTTCGCGCCGGTGTATTTCTCCGTCCACTTTTCTTCGAGCTTTTGCGCCTTGTCGGCCGGCAGATCGCCGGGCGCCAGCAGCACGCCGCCCGGGCTCGAGCCGTTCGCGAAAAAATTGGTGCTGTTTTCCTGAATCTTGAGCCCTTGCAGCGCGACCAGGCCGCACGCGTAGATCGGCGTCACCCCGACCAGCGGATGGAACAGCGGCACCATCAGGTCATGGATGATCTCGCGCGCCGGCACCGTGACCGTGCGGTCGAGGCCGGCGAGGTCGTTGGTCGTCAGCTCGTAGTAGACCGCGCCGTCGGGCGTCACCAGCGGCTTGACCTTGGTCGGGTCGAGCACGTAGAGCGCGACCACGACGCCGCGCTCGTCGCGCTGTTTCAGGACGTAGGTGTTGCCGTGCGTCAGCTTCGACACCAGCCACTGTTCGAGAAATTTCGGGGTGATCTGGTAGCGGTTGGGTTTGGCTAGGACGGGCGAAAACGCCGGGCTCCAGATCTCCGTCCAGATCCCGGCCTCGTCCTGTTCGACCAGGCGCAACGGCAGCTTGCCGATGTCCTGGGCGATCAGCGTCGTGCAGGCAAACACTGCGGAGTAGGCGAGCACGGACGGCGCCGCGATGTCCTGGTTCTGCTGCCAGGCGCCGACGAACGGCTCCCGCACGACGGACAGCCAGCCGCCGGTTCCGGGCACGGGCGCCGCGGGCACGGCCTGCGACCGTGCCCGGGCGATCTCCAGACCGAACAGCCGCACGCTACTCCTTGCGTCCGTTCCGGCCCGTGGGCGCGTCCTGCACTTCGAGCGCCCCGCTGGGCGCCGGATAGGCCGCGCCGGTCAGGTACTTGACCGCGTTGGCGTTGGCGCGCTTCCACGTGATGAACCGCTCCGCGCGCAGGCCCACGCAGTTCATTTGCCAGAGCGACACCATGACGGTCGTCGCATCGGCCGGCGAGGCCGGCGCGCTGTCCATTTGGAGCGACGCCTCCCGTGACGCGTCGATCGTGACGCCGCCCTCATCCGCCATCAGGATGTACTGCGGCTGGAGCGCCACGACCAGCGGCCCGACGACGTTGCTGGTGATGAACTGGATCCCCTTGTAGGTTCCGCCGTCCATGCTCAGGCCCGGGAACACCGGCGACCCGTCGAGCGTCGTGCGGAATGACAGCGACAGCGCATTCGACGGCGACATCACGAATGTCAGGCCGTCGACCGGGATGTTATTGGTCGCGAAGTGGTTGATCAGCCCCATGATATCGGCCAGGGGATTGGTCGTTGCCACCGCGGTCGGCGCGCCGTTCGTGATCGAGCCCGGATTGACGCCGGCGACCGGCGCCACGGCGGGATCGAGAAATTGCTGATCGATGAACGCCGCGATCCCCGCGATCATGTCCCGCCGCGCCAGATCCTCGGCGCTGGGATTCGACAGCCGGACCAGTTCGTCGGTCAGGACGATGATCCCGGCGACTTTGTTGATCCCCAGCGTGTCGGCCGTAAACGCCAGCTTCGTCACCGGCTTGGGTTTCATTTCCCCGACCCAGCCATAGGTTCCGCCGGCGGTCTGGCTGGGGACCTTGACGTTGAACGGCACTTTCCGCAGGTTCGCGATCCGGTCGACGACCGTGGCCGCGCGCAGGAGCTCCAGGAAATCGCTGACCATCGTCGGGTTGACCAGCGGCGCCGCCCAGGTCGCATCCGTCACCGTGCCGGGCGCGACCGCGGCCTTGAGGTAGAGCGCCACCTCTGGCGTCGAATCGTTCCATTGCTGCGCGTACTGCGCCGCTTCGTGCCGGTTGCCCTTGCACGCCAGCAGCGCGCAGGCCGCGCGCACAAACGCCGTGCCCTTCGGGACGTTGGCGCGGACCTGGATCACCGGCCGCGGCGACGGCGGCGCCGGCACGGGCGTCGCCTTGGTCACATTGAACGCTTCGAGGTCGCGCACGCGCGCCAGGTCGGCGTCGATCGACTTGACCCGCAGCGACTGGTTGTCATACTCCGACGCCTGGGTCGGGTCGAGCGTCGTGCCCTTGCTGGTCGCCTGCGTCATCAGGTCGGTCATGCTCGCGAGCGCGGCCGCGCGGCTGGTTTCGAGTGCGGTGATCTGTTCGGTATAGGTCTGCATGGATCGGATCTCGATCGCGCCCGAAACGCCGGGCAAGGTGAGGCCGAGCGCGGCCGATTTGATGTTCAGGATCGTGGCGTCCGTGTTGATCGGCAGGGTCACCGCCGACAGTTCCGCCCAGAGCCACCGCTTGATATGAAATCCGCTGTAGGGGTCGCTCTTGGTGATCGGCGCGAGCTCCAGCGGCTTGAACCCGATCGACAGCCCGCGGACCAGTTTCGCCTTGACTGATTGCCACGCCTCATCCAGCCGGTCGCGCAGCGCGCCGGGTTCCTCGACCTT